TTATAGCAGAAATTTGTTCATCATCCAGTATATTAAGAGCAACTTTTGCTTTCTCATTGTTATATCCATAATATTCTTTAACATACTCTAGATTTTCTAATTTCGTCGCCTTCATCCAAGGTGAAAACCTTTTCCTTGACCGTAAACTATTTAGTAAAAAATCAAATTGGAGTTTTTTATCTACATGATGTAGTTGGTTTATTTCATTCACTAACAAGATAGTGTCTTGAAATGGAGCTAAACACTTATTTATGATAAATGATGGATATTTCTTCTCCCAATGCTCATCTTCTGTATCCATAAGTTTTTCTTTCGAATAATTTATAGAATTAAGATATTCTTTTAATTCATACATACTCTACTTCTTGTTCAATTAAATCTTCTAGATATTGTTTTGCCGCTTCTAAATTTTTAGATTTAACTTCAATAATACCAATACCATTATCAATATGTAAAACATGACCTGTAGCAGAAAACACTTTTTTACTTTGTATCTGTATTTTATTTGGAACTTTAAATCTTAACTTAAAAGACTTCTTTGGTAAATGTAAAATTTTCTTATTCATTTCTTTCTATATAAGGTTCTTAATTCTTCTAACTTAGAAGATGGTATTTTCTCTGGGTGATTTATCTCATTATATAGATTTGTACTATCCCCAGCAACTTGTATTCCTAAAGATTTACTAAAACATTTATAAGACATATTATACGCGATACTTCTTCTTTCACCATCACCTAAAAATGGATATACTTGATGATTCAGATGATTTGGAAATAAAAACAACTGACCAACTTTAGGTTCTACTGTAAACGAACCAGTAGTAAAAAGTGATTCTGTATTACAAAAATTAAATTCTATTTTACCATCCATTTCTTTTTTGTGTGGTATATTTCTTTTTTTGTATTCTGGTATTCTTAAATAAAGAACTGCACTCATATTACAATGAGTATGATTATGTTGTGGGTTGTATTCATTTTCATATTGAGATACAGACCAGATAGATTGCATTTGAGTTTTTATATCTACTAGTTTTAATACTTCTTCAAGATAACCATGTTTATATCCTTGTTCAACATAACTTCTACCTATGGCGTGAAAGATATCCATACACTTATATTCTTCTAACATAGAGTGTGGTATTTCAGATTCATTTTTAATCTGACCAGCAAGTCTTTCACCCATATCATTTATACCCATAACATTATCTACAATCTTATCAAGTTTTTTGACAATTTCATCTGGTAATTTACATACCATTACCAATGGGCCAAATGGTTTCATTAATTTTACATCTTTTATTTCCATTTCACATCAACCATAATTTCAGTTAGACAAGCAAGTAAGTTTATTTCTTGGTCTGCCACAAAAGCCGATTGGCTCTGGTACTTAGCCAAGATGAGAACTGCATGAGGTATTGTACTACTATCAGCATGCTCATACAAACTATCATAAATCCTACGATAAATACGGACAGGGTCATTATCAAGATTATGGACAATCCACTTTCTGACATTTGTAAATTCTTTTCGTTTGAGTGCAACCATAAGTTCATTGATATTTACCTCTGATATATTTACTAATATTCCAGCGTCTATTTGACCTGATGTAGAATATCTTTGTAACTCATTTAAAATTCTTCGCCAATCTGGGAAATATTTAGTCAATAGTTCCATTACAACTCTAGGTTCATATTTTATATTTTCTAATTCTAAAATATTCTTAACTCTACTAAAGAAGTCTTTTGCAAGTTTTGGTTTATCATCTTTAGGAATAATAAAATCAATCACACTACATCTTGAATGTAATGGTTCAATTAATCTATTCTTATAATTACATGTAAGAATGAATCCACAATTCTTATGAAATTCTTCCATGAATCCACGAAGTGCAGGTTGCGTTGATTGGGGGTTTAGATAATCTGCCTCATCTAGTATAACATACTTACGACCACCTTCTAGTGATACAGTAGAGGCAAAGTTTTTAATTTTATTTCTTAGAACATCAATACCCGATTCTTCTGAACCATTTATGACTAATGATGTTACTCCAATTTCATCAAGCATTGCTTTGGCAACAGTAGTCTTACCGATGCCAGGGCCACCTGATAAAATTAAATTAGGAATGTGTTTATCTTCTACAAATTCTTTAAAAGTATTTTTTAAATGTTCTGGTAGAACACATTCATTGATAGATTTGGGTCTGTGTCGTTCAACCCATAAAAAAGTTTCCATAATATAAAGTCCAATTTGTTATTCATAACTACTCTCTGGTTCTAATGCAACCCAATACTCTACATCTTTATTTGTAGATGTTAGATGACTAATATTCTTTGATGATATTTCTACATTATAATTACCATCCATAACTTTTAGATTTTCTACTTTAAAGAAAAACTTAAAATCACTACCATCTGCAACGGTATCAACATCTAAAGAGAAAGTATTTGCAGTATCATTCTTTTTATCTTTTACTGTTAAATATACACCAACATCTTTTTTCTCTAAGACTAAATCTGGTGCCTGTATAACACCTGCTGCTCTTTTCAATTTATCTAAGTCTTCACCATTTAATGTAAATGAAATTTCTTTACTTGGCATAGTAATTGTTTTACTTGGTGAAGTTACAACCGATGGGTCTGAATAAAAATACTTCAAAGAATTTGTTGGATTGTTTTCTTCTTTAATAGTTACAAAACCATCTTCAAATTCTAGAATAGGACTTGTAAATAAAGATATAGAAGCAAGAAACTCATTTAGGTCATAAATTGCTACTTCCTTTTCAAAAGATTCTTCTACTTCTGCTTTTGCAACAATATTTTTCATGGCAGACATTGTTGTTAATGTACTACCTTCCTTTATTACAAGATTTTGATTTATCGTTGCAAAGTTTTTTAACACTTCAACTGTGTGTTCACTTAGTTTCATAATATATACTCCGTATGTTAATGTTGTCTAGTTAATGTAGGTGATTTAAATTGTGCAACAGTTTCTTTACTGTCTCTTATATTAAAGTTAGCAGACATTGTTCTTCTTTCACCTTCACCGAAGAACGGCATAACACAATGTTGCAACCAATTAGGAAATATTATCATAAATCCTTTTTTGGGTTTTATATATTCTTGTGCATCTAGTTTTAATCTATAAACATCCGCAATAGTATTTGTAGATGTAATTAAACCAGTATGACCATCAATGTCACCTGTTGCATTATGTAATGTAGGAAATGATGGTTTTTCTTCAATACACTTTGGTACTTTTAAATAAAATATCATAGATAAACCTGATGGTGTATGACAACCATGAGAATGTAAAGGATTATAATCCCCAGCATAACTGTGTACAGTCCATGCCTCAAAAGCCTCTGCAATCGAATCCCTTTTATAACCAGTAGGGTCTCTGAGTAAACTAGTTGCACATCTATCTATAACTAATTTAAAATCTTTACCTATTTCATCATCTAAAGAAAATGTGTATTGTTCAGATTTTTCATCACGATTAATCTGCCCCACTAATTGACCTTTATGAGATACCTTTGATGGTATAACAACATTATCAATATGATTATTAATATCATCAGTAAATGCATCAGGCATTTGTACTGCCATCAATTTATATGAGGGAATAGTTTTTATTTGAGCATGTGTATCAAATGGTTTATCACTTTTTGGTTTATCTTGTGATACCACTTTTTCGTTTTTGTTAAAACCTTTTTTTACACCTAATGAACTTGATAGGTCTTTTAAGCTCATGTACTATCTCTTGTTTTTCTATAATGGTCACCAGTTATTTTTTCCTTTAAGGTAACATTGATGTTTGCTGAGAATGTTCTTCTTTCATCATCTTCTTTATTACTAAAGAATGGCATTACACCATGTCTTAACCAACTAGGGAACATAATCAATGTACCAGGTTCTGGTTTAATATATTCTTCTGTAATGGGTCTTAACATATTAATATCACGCATTCCATTTGAACCCCATGTTAAATATGTAAACCCATCTACTGCACCAGATGATTCATTTAGTCCGTCAAATTTTTCTGACGGATTTCCTAATATTTGAATACATCTAGGCACTTGTAAATACATAATACATGATACACCTATTGGTGTTCTTGTGCCGTGGTCATGAACAGGATTATAATCACCACTATAACTATGAACTGTCCACATTGATTCCATAGAGGTTTCACATTCTATTCCGATTGTTCTATTAATATATTCTTTTGCAAGTCTTTGCAATACACCAC